GAAGCAGTGGACCGAAAAGAAAAGGCCAAGCAGGATTTCATCAATGCCAACGTCCAACAGATGCTGGTGAATGAGATGAATGCCATGGGCATAGAAACAGGAGAGGAATCCAAAGAAGTACCTTCTTCCAAAGATCTGGAGGCAATGTTCGAAAGATCCTATGTGGACAATGAGGCCATACTGGGACAACATGCATTGAGTTACATTCTTCAACAGGAGGAAGTGCATGAAAAGCTTCAGAAGGCATGGTTCCATTTTCTAGTAGCAGGTGAATGTTACACCGAACGGACCATCCGGTCAAATGAGGTGAACTATGATGTATTGAACCCATTGGATGTGGATTACGATCTGGATCCTGACCTTGATTATGTGGAGGACAGTGATTGGGCCATCGTGACAAGATACATGGGTCCTGCAGCCATTGTAAGGAACTGGGGAAGATTTCTAGATGAGGAACAGATGGAGAATCTGTACAAGGATTCCAGTTTCAGGAACGACACACTGTTCTTCGATGATAGCCACAGTAGATTGATCCGGGTAAGAACTGTTTACTGGCAATCACTGAAACGAATTGGATTTGTGACCTATATGGATCCGACCACAGGTGAGAATGAGATCATGGAGGTCGAAGATGGATTCGTACTCCCAAAAGATCTGAAAGATCAAGGTGCCAAGCTTGAATGGGAATGGCACAATGATCCATGGCAAGCGATAGAGATCGATGAGGATGTGATCGTGGATGCAAGACCTGTAGGAAACTCCAGACTATCCATCGACAATCCTTCAAAATCGAAACTTCCTATAAACGGAAGACGATATTCAGATATCAATGCGGAGAATATCTCGTTGGTGATGCTGGGGATACCGTTTCAGATCAATTACAACGTGTACAAGTACCGTCTGGAGACCAGTATCGCAAGATCCAAAGATATCATTGCACAATTGGACATCAATCTGATCCCTAAGAAATGGGACATGGACAAGTTCATGTACTATGTGGAGGGAACCGGAATAGCCTGGGTGGATTATGACAAGGAAGGTGTGAAACTGAGTCCTCAGCATCAGAGTGTACTTGATCTGAGCATAAAGACCATTGAACTGTACATCAATCTTCTGAACCACATACTTCTGGAATGGGAGAATGTGTCCGGAGTGAACTCACAACGTAGAGGTGAAGTGGGCCAGTACCAGGGTAAAGCAGCAGGTCAGCAGGCAATTGTTCAAAGCAGTCATATCACAGAAGATCTGTACAGGAAATTCGCAGGACTTGAAAGAAGGGATCTGCAGAACATGGTGGACATCTCTAAAAAAGCTTGGGTGAATGGTAAGAAAGGAATGTACATCATGCCTGATGGACATAAGGAATTCTTCACCATTGATCCGGAAAGCTGGGCCCTTGCAGATCTGGGAGTATTCGTGACAGATGCGGCCAAAGAAGTTGAGAAAGCGAACTACGCCAGAGAACTGGGACAATCGATCCTTCAGAACGGAGGATCCGCTTCAACAGCGCTTGCTCTGATAGAAGGAGAAAGCTTTGCCATACTAAAAGAGAAGATAAACAAGGCGGAAGCAGCAGCTGCAGAACTTCAACAGGCTCAGGCAGAGGCGACAGCTCAAGCTGAAGTGGAGAAAGAAAGGATCCTTGAGCAGCGTCACAAAGATCTCCTTGACTCTCAGGAGAAGGACAGGATACTTCAGAAAGAAGAAGGAGAAGCTGAGAGGAAACTGAAGCTGGAGATAGCCCGGATGACAGCTGAGAAAGGTAACAGAGAAACAGATCCCAAGGAATTCCAATTGAAAGACAGGGAACTGTCTGAGAAAGAAAGGACCAACAGAGCAGCTGAAGCTTTGAAAGCGAAAGAGATCGCTTCCAAGGAAAAGATAGCTGCTTCAAAACCAAAGACAAATGGCTGATCTGATAGGAATAATGAAAGAGGCCTATCGTACAGGATACGAAGGAAGTCTGACAGAACTGATGAAGAGTGAACTGGCAAAAGAGACCCAGATCGCCAGTACTCCACAGGAAATGACAGACGGATTGACACAGGGTCCGCCAAGGACAATGGTATTCCCTGACGTACAGGGACGACCGATGACCACAGAAGGAATGAACTATCCGATAGACATGGATCTTCTTGACGGGAACGGAGATCTGATCAGATCCTATGAGAAACTGGAGCCGGGAATTCATGAGATACCTACCCATGGAGCTGCGACAGTGGTGGAAAATCCATCAGTGTACAGATCAGGAGGAGTGTTCACGTCAGATCTGAGAAGGAAAATGGAAGGGTACAAGGGTAAAAAATGCTGAGAAAAAACAGGTCAGTGCTGTAATATGGAGAGTAGGATCGAAATGGAAAGTACTGACAATGAAACATACTACTAACCTAAATTTGCAATCATGCATATCGAAACAACAGGCTCCGGCCTAGACATCGAATTTGAGATCGGAGATTCTTTGGATACTACCAAGGATGAACCGGTGAAAGTAATTGAACCTGCTGCAGTGATCGTTGATGATCCTGTGGAGGTAGTGAAACCTGATGACACGATCGTCATCAAGAATGATCCTATCCCAGACCCTGTACAGGACCCTGTGGACAATGGAACAGATGACTCTCTTGTGGGTGAAGTGATCTCCAAGTTCGGATACGATTTCGAAGAGGAGTTCGAAGATTCCACTGAAGGTCTGGTGAAAGCCACAAAGGCCATCAGTGAGAAACTTGCAGATGAGACATTGGATGCCATATTCAGTGCTCATCCCACAGTGAAAGCCCACTTGGACTTTGTACGTAATGGTGGAGATCCGAATGCATTCTTCGGAAAGTCCACTGAGACCGATTACAGTAAGATCGAATTGACCGCTGACAAGGTGGATGCACAGAAAGATGTGATCCGCACGTACCTGAAGGAGAAAGGAAATGATGATGCTTTCATTGACGACATGCTTGAAGCTTATCAGGACAAGAATGTTCTTCTTGATAAGGCCCTGGCTGCCAAGAACGCCCTGGTTGCAACACAGGAGATCAAACGGAATGAGATGCTTGAAGGTCAACGTGCCAAAGCAGACGCTGATCGTAAGGAGGCTGAGAAAACATGGAATGCCGTACGGGAAACTGTGACCAAAGCACCTGATCTGTCCGGTATACCGATCGTTGAAAAAGATCGCAATGCGTTCATGACCTACATTTCCGCACCTGTCACAAAGGACGGAAGGACACAACGGGATCTTGATGCAGCTGAACTGAAGATCGAACAGCAACTTGCCATTGACTACCTTCTTTTCAAGAAATTGGATATGAAGGGATTCATCCAGACCAAAGCGAAGACAACTGCTGCCGCCTCATTGAGAGATCGTCTGACAGCAGATAAACGCACAAAAGGAAATACTGCACACGCTTCATCCTCAGGAAATATCTCTGAAGATGTTGATACTGACAACCTACTTTAAAAGAAAGCCTTGCGGGAGTCGAACCACCCCGTTAAAATAAAGAACCACAATGATAACTTCACCGATCGGAGGAACCAATATCTCTGTACAGAGAACGGTCTTCAATGATTCGCAGATGACAGACATGAACAGTCTGTCAAATGCAATGCTCAGTCGTCCGACCGAGCTCTCACCGATAATCACTCACCTGGCAGGTAAGGAGGATATGCGTTTCCCACTGTCTTTCCTTTCGGAAGGTATGGGCAACTCAGAGTCCATCGCCAATCAGGAGTATGAGTATCGTATCCAGACGCGGAAGCTGATGACCCGTCCGTTGAACACTACCAATGCCAATGCGAATCTTGGTCAAGGTGGTTCCACGTTCGAACTGGTGTTCCCCGACAAATGGTTCGTGTTCCCTTACGTGATCGTGAACGGTCAAGGTGAGCAGGCACGTATCATGAAGGAGCCTGAGGAAGTTATCGGAGGTGGCGCTTACACCTACACTCTTCGTCTGGTGAATCCTGATCCTGCCGCTGTGCTTACATCCGGCTTTACTCAAGGAGATCTATGGGCCCAGATGTTCGCCCCTGTCGGTGTGGACTTCTCCCGTGGTAATGCTTCCAACTGGCAAGCTCCAGGCAAGGTCCGCAACAAACTGACCACTGCGCGTAAATCTTACCATATGTCAGGTAATGCGAAGGATTTTGTTGCTGAGTTCACACTTCCGAAGAAAGGTGGTGGTACCACTAAACTCTGGATGGACTATGAGGAGTACCAGCACTACCTTGCGTTCAAGGAAGAGTGTGAGATGTACTACTGGTATGGCCAACGTACCTACGGTGTGAACGGTGTTGTCACCATGACCGATGAGAATGGCCAACCTGTTGTGATCGGCCCAGGTCTGTTGGAGCAGATCATCAATCAGGAGACCTACTCCACAATGACCGAAGGCTTCCTGAAGAATGTGATCGGTGATCTGTTCTACGGTATGACAGATGCTTCCAAGAAAGTGGTCAATCTCTACACTGGTACCGGTGGTGCCCGTGAGTTTGACGAAGCTTTGAAGAATCACTTCGGTGCCAATGCTTGGAAAACAGGTGGTGAGACCCGTTTCATCACAGGTTCAGGTCGTTCTCTGGGACTTACAGGGTACTTCAAGAACTATGAGCACATCGATGGCCACAGTGTGAACGTGATCAAGATGCCATTGTTCGACAATGGTGCTCTTGCCCAGGCTGCTGACAAGCACCCTATCACAGGATACTCTCTGGAGTCTTACCGTATGGTGTTCGTGGATCAGTCTTCTTATGACGGTCAGAACAACCTTCGTCTGATCAACCAGAAGAACCGTGAATATCTCCGTTGGTGTGTGGCCGGTTCAGTCGTTCCTCGCGGATTCGATTCGAACACAAGCCGTGCAAGTGACGTTGACGGTGCATCTGTTCACATGCTGAAAACAGCTGGTATCAGTCTGATGCGTTTCGACACATCTTTGGATATCCGTTGTATCGCATCCTAATTGACCTACAGACCGGGGGAGGAGAGATCTTCCTCCGGTTTCCAAGGTGGTTATTCTTCCACCATTCATAAATCTAAAAACAAGAACCATGGCTGAAAAGACAGTCGAACGAGTAGAAGTAGTGAAAGAAGTTCCAAACCTTTCACATGTGGTGACCCTCAGGGCAAAACCTTTGAACAACCATCTTCCTGCCATTGTACAGGCAGAAGCGATCACAAAACTTTCAAGTGTGTTTGTGAATCGACAACCACTTCGAGGATTGGATTCCGAAGAAGAGGAAAAGAAATATCTTGCAGAGATACTTGATGTGCGTCCCGATGACCGTGAGTGGTCCAAGGAAGTACGTAAATTCTGGGCAGAACTCCGTATCCCTGTGGATTTCCGAGGAAAACCACTTGAGATAGGACAGCATCCCGATGGTACCCCTGTGAATCTGATGGATTACATCCATTACCGTTTTGCCAAGAAACATATTCTTGTGGCAGACAGCGAAGAGAACATGCGGAAAGATCCAAGGAAACGTTTCTACATCCTTGATCCACAGAAAGAAGCTCAGAAGAAGAACCGGAATGTACAGGTTGCAAAACTTGCAGACCGTGAATTCATCAAATCCACTGACAATGTGGCCCGTATGAAGAATCTTCTTCAGGTATTGAGCAAAGCAAAACTCAATGTGGAGAAACTTTCCACTGATACTCTTGAGAACATGTTGTTCGATATCAAGAATCTCCGTCCTGCAGATTTCATCGCAGTGGCCCAGGATCCGGATCTCGATCTTCGTGCAGAGATCTCCTCTTTCATTGAGGCAGGTGTTCTGATCAAGATGGGAAATTCACTGGTGCACATGAATGACACTATCTCAGACAGTGAGACCGAAGCTGTGACAGTGTTCAAGAATCCAAAGAATTCTGGTCTTCTGAACATCCTCAGGACCAAGTACAAGGAAGCTATACGATGACAGTTCTTGAAATGCACATAGCCGTAAGGCAACGGGTTGATAGGATCAACTCCATCCGAAATGATCAGTTGAGGCCGGAAGAAGTGGATCTGGAACTGAACAAGGAGATGCTGCGTTTCATAAACATAAGGTACGGACGGAACAACATATACGGTAAAGGATTCGAAGAGAGTCAGAAACGTATAGATGAACTCAGGAATCTTCTTGTGGAGTACACTGACAGCGTTATCTTCAAAGAAGAACTTGTGAACGGAAGGATCTGGACAGACATGTTCAGACTTCCTTCCGATTACATGTATCTGGTGAATCAGAGAAGTTCCATCTACTTGGATGATTGTAAAAAGATGGGTTTCACATTGCAACCCCTTCCCAATATTCTGTATTTCACATTCAGATTGGACCAACTTCTGGTACAGTCTGGAAGTTATCTGTCAGGGATCCGTCTTCAGAACACGGTACTGGGAACTGCACCCACATTACAGGCAACTGTATGGGAACCTTCAAGCTCATTGCTCACATCCGGATTTGTTCCGAACAGTTTTCCACAGGCGAATCAAGCTGTGATCAACGACATCCTTACAAATCCTGGGAATGGATTCCAGATATTCTGGCAGTCATTCGGACCGATAGATGTGCCGGGAGAATTCATAGTGATAGTGGACATGAACGCACACCCATGGTTTGAATGGGATGCTTCCATCGGAACACCTACACCTCTTGTGTCCTACAACTCATTGAATACTCAGGTATTTCAAAGTGTTCCGAAGATCATGGACAGGAGTGCAATGACAAAACGCATACCTACCTCACAGACTGCCAAGATCACTCAGGTATTGAACCGATTCTCCCAGCAGGACGACATATTCAGACTGCTTGATGATCCTTTCAATACTACGAACGAGCGTGAACCATTGACCACTATGCGGGATAACTTCATAGATGTGTATTCCAGTGCTGTATTCATGATAGATCAAGTGAAAATCACATACATACGTAAACCATTGCCAATAAGTCTATCTTTGGGCTACGATTGTGAATTACCTGAGCATGTTCATGAGGATATCGTTGCGATGACAGCCAATGCGATATTGGAAGGAACAAAAGATCCAAGGTATCAGACACATACCATTGAAACTTCAAACAAAGAGTAAATCCATCATTCATCCATCAATAACCACTTAAAAGAACTAAAATGAGACAGCTTCTTGTGAGCACGGGCGCCGTCCCTGTTTTTACGGCAGGAGTACTGAATGCAGGAGCAGTAGAGATCCTGAAAAAATCAGCATCCGGTCCCACTCCGCTGGTAGCAGGGGACATAATCACGGACTCTGATGAGATCCAATTTGTCCAAGGTACAGGAGTGAAGAACATCTTCAGTCCATGGATCAAAGGCAATGAGGTGATCAAATGGCGAGGACAGTCCTATACTGCCCAGGTACCTCAGGTGAGTTCTCTGACCTTTGCCACAGCTGCTACAGCTGCCGGTGAGATGTCGATCAAACTTACTTCTGTAGGTCAGGGTCAGGAACAGTTCAAGCGCAAGAATGTGAGCATCTCTGCCACAGCTGGTCAGACCGCGAACAACATTGCATTGGCATTCCTTTCAGCTTTGACAGGTATCGCTCAGGGCAATCTGGTAGCGGCCACTCAATATCCTATCGTAGGTGTTGATTTCGCTACAGCTTCCATGGCAGCCATTCCAGGTGCTGTGATCACCATCACTGGTACTACTTTCTCTCTGACAGCTGACACTGAACTCGGTTCATGGTCTACAGCGTCTGAAGGAGTTGACGGTTCAAATGGTACCACACTCACTGTTGCAGTGGTGACCTCTCCAAGTCTCGGTTCTGGTGATGCTCAGGTATTGGGCCAGTAC